AGAGGTCACATATCAAATCGAAAACGAATCGTTCGACATCACCGAATTGTCCGGATCGGGCGCGGGTATTGAGCGCATGATGGGTTTGCAATCCGGCACAATGTCGTTTTCCGGGCATTTCCCAAAGAGCGCGCCGCGCACGGGCAACAGCGGATTGGTGACATGGGGTTCATCCAACGGGTATGCGCAATATGTTCAGGATTGGAAATTGGATGTTGATTTCGGCGAAATCGAAATCACCGCATTCAACGCCACCGCGCCGACGGCCAAACGATTCATGCCGAACGGTGTATATCAATGGTCGGGTTCGTACACCGCGCATGCGGTGAACGACAACACGACCGTGGCCTATCGCGTTCCGTCGGCATTGCACGCAACCGCGGCAACCGCGACATTCAAAATCACGGAAGATGGTGCGAGTGATCCGGCGTTCAGCGGTTCCGCGTTTGTCACGCAAATTTCAAACCCGATCCGCAAACCCGAAAAGCAGGCGTTGGCATACACGTTCCAAGGCACGGGGTCATTGACCGAAACCGTTGGTTCAACATTGCCGCCATTGGTTCGCGCCACAACGGGCGCAATTGGAACGCCCGATTGGGACACCGACGGCGACGGTGTGCCGGATGTTGCGGTGGTGTTCAACACGTTTGTTGGCGCGACAACGCACGCCTACAACGCGAAGGCGTTTCTGAAATCGTTGTCAATTGAGGTTTCACCCGGCCAACCAATCAAGGTTTCGGGTTCATTGCGTTTGAACGACGCAACCACATTTACGGTGACGTAATACCGGGGGCGACATGGCAACGGGTGGCGGCGGAACCATCGGTGCGGCAAACATCGAATTGGGCGTGGACACGTCCAAATTGGATGCGGGCATGGCCGCGGCCAAATCAAATGTGGAGGCGCAAACCGCCGCGATTGAATCGACCGCGCAACCGGGCGGTGCGGACGGGAACCGCGCCACATTGCAAAATCAAATCGTCGATTTGGTTGAGCAGGAATTAGAGGCCAAAAAGCAATTGGCCGCGGTTGCGAAAAATACGGGCGATCAAACCGTCAGTACATTGACCGAAGAGCAACGATACCAACAAACGTTGTTCGCGTTGCGCAAATCACAATTGACCGATGAACAATCTATCGTCAATTGGAAAAAACAGGGTTTGGCGGTTCAACAGCAAACCACAACAGCGACGAAAGAAACCGCCGCGGCGGTCGATGACATTGCGAAAAATGGAAAACAGGTTGGCGGCCCAAACGCGTTCACCAAGTTTTTCAACGATGATTTGAAGGAGGCCACGAAACTATTTGCCGCGTTCGGCAAATTGGCCATTTTCAAACAAGTTGCAATGGACGCGTACAACCTTGGGCAGGCAATCCGCGAATTCGTGATCGGTCAGTTGACCACGGGCGCGGAAGAGGTCAAAAAGTTTTCCGAAAATCTTTTGCCCAATGACACGTTGACCCGTGTGAAGGCTTACCAATCCGAGTTGGACACAGTAAACGCGCAAATGGCGTTGTTGTCCGAAGCGGATCCGCTTGAAATGGCGGCTAAAAAGTTGGCCGGTATTCCATTGACCGCCGCGGAAATTGATGCCACGTTCCTGCGATTGCAGGGCGTGACCATGGAAAAACTAAAAGACAAACAAAAAGAATTGAACGATTTGTTGCAACCAAATCTCGATCAGGTGAACGCGATTGCGCAACGCGAAATTGAGGCGCAACGCGACAAACGACGGGAAATGGTTGAATCGGAAAACTTGCGTTTGCAAATGGCGGGCGCAAAAACCGACACAGACAAATTGGATTTGAAATTTCGCGAAGATTTGCGGCAATTGAACAAACGAATTGACGCGGAAAAGGACGACGCAACGCGCCAAAGTTTAGAACAACAAAAACAATTGTTGTATCAAAACTACCGCGATGAATTGGCGAACATTCAAACAACAGAACAGGAAAAGGCGGACGCGCAATATCAAACACAAAAAGAATTGCGCGACCGCGAAAGCGAACGGCGCGATGAACGTTTGCAAAACATCCGCGATGAAAATGAGGCCGCACGAATTGCGTTGATTGAAGATCCGCGCAAACGTGCGGAAGAGGAATTTCAGGCCAACAAACGTCGATTGGAAAAACAGATTGCCGCCGAAACGGATCAGGCAACCAAATACGCGTTGAATGGCAAAATGCAATTGTTGGAGGAGACACACCAACAAACGTTGCGCAACATCGACCGTGAGGCGAACGAAAAACAAAAGGCGGATGCCAAGATTGCACAACAGCAGGCGGCACAATTGGCGGAACAATTCGCGCAATTGCGCGGCGAAATCAATTCGATGTTCAACGCGGGCAACATTGAGGTTGGCATCAATCGTTTGGGTTCGCTGTTGGAAGTGTTGATACAAAAGACCGGGGACGGGCGATAATGGCAACCATCACGGAAAAAGTAGACGGGCGCAAATACACGCGTGACGCAAACGGCACGGTTGCCGCATCACGGACGTTCGTTTGTTTGAATGCCGCCAATGAACATTCGGCGCGTGTGGCGTTTGAACAACACCCGGATTCTTCGCAATTCCCGGGCGCAACCGATTTCGGATTGGTGTTGGATCGGATCGATATTGAGGGCCGCGGCGGTGGTTCGCACTACATCATAAACGCGACATATTCCACGTTTCGCGGTGGGCGACGTGCGACCGAAACAACCGCAAACAACAACGTTCCGTTTTGGGGTTGGGAACGCGCCAAGGTTGAGGTTGAAATTCCGTGGTGTTGGGGTGAAAAACTCACGGGCGCATCAAACGATCCGGAGGATGTCCGAGTCATTTGGCGCGCGGGCGTTCGGACGATCACGGAACGACGTGTGCGGCGAACGTTGCGCGTGAATTTCGTATCGGATGACACGCGGACATTGGATGTCATCGCGGAGCAAGAGGACAACGTGCATGTGATCCGCGGCCAACGATATCATTTCATTGGCGCGGACGTGTCGCAAGATCCGAAAGACCAAACGCGGTTTGTGATTTCGTACACATGGGAATTGGACCGCGGAACGTATATGCCGTTTGACGGCCAAACGCAATTCATTCCGTTTGGTGATGAACGCGTGGCCGCGGCGGATGGTGTGGCATATATACCGTTGACACAAGGCGCAACACCGGATCAGGATGGCGGCGTGTTGTTGCGGTTTCCATATTATCGTTTGGATTTGATTGCAAACGGTGACCCGCGATTGGCCCCGCGTTGCATCGAATGGTCCGAATTGTTTTTGGATCCGAACGGTTGGCGCGAATTGCCAGGGATTCCGAACCTATGAACGGAATATCAAAAACATTCGATGCGCAACCGCAACCCGTCATTGGGCGAATCGTCGCGGTTCGCGGTGTGCGCAATGCCGATGGTTTCTATCCTGCGCAAACCGTTTCTTATGATATTGATGCAACCATTTCGGGTTCAGGTGTTATTCGGTTCACGAATCAGGTTCCGCAAATTCGATTGTTCACTGGTGATACCGAAATTGATGCGGCACGTTTGATCGGTTGCGCGTGTTTCGGTTTTTCGGTGATGAATCAAATACGGTGGGATTTCTACGAACCGCCCGCGTTGGGCGGTTGTGGTTCACCGGCATTCCGTCCCGGCATTGCGGGTGTTCCGTCGGACATGTCCGGAACCCCTGACATCGGACCGACAACGCCGGGAGGCACGCCATCACCAACGCCAACACCCGCTCCGGGTGGGGAGGTTTGATTGGATTATGTTTTCACCGGATGCGATTTGAACCGCATTGGTTGCATGCGTGATTTGGCGGAAAGATTGGTGGTGGTGGACATGGGAACGGATGACGTGTTCAACGTCACCATTGAATTGGTCACGGGTTCATGGTCAACCGCGGTGGCGCACATTCACTATGCCAATGCGTTGACCGGGCCCTGGGTTGATTTCACAAACAATTTGCGTTTCACAAGTGCGGATAGAACAACGGGATTAGTTGCGCATATCGGGCGATATGTGCGCGTTGAGGTGACCACAACACCCGGCGCGGAATGTCGCGTTGATGTCATCGTACACACGCGCCGGAGCGCGATTGGCCAAGAGGTTTTGGTATGACGTTCACGCGCAAATCACCGGATGATTCCGCGCCTGGCGCGACACGTCGCACGGCATCCGTGTTGTTTGATGATCATTTGGCAACAACAATCCCATGGGGCAACAGCACGGCATCCGGTGGCGCGGTGTTGCAATCCGGCGCGGCGGTGTCTGACAAGGCAATCGGCACGGTTTCATTTTCAACGGGCGCGACGGCGACGGGCCGAATTGCGGTGTTGTCGCATGTTGATGGGTTGTGGTTCGGTTCAACGCGGTACACGTTTGAATCACGCGCCGGTTTGTTGAATCTTTCGACCGCGCAGGAAACATTCACCGTGCGTTTCGGTTTCATGGATTCCGCCACGGGCGATTCAACGGATGGCCATTATTTCCGATATTCGCACGGCGCAAACTCCGGACGTTGGGAATGCGTCACACGCAACAACGGTGTTGAGGTGCTGACACAAACAACGGTGACCGCCGCGGCGTTGACATCGGGCGAACCATATTCGGTGTTTCGCATTGATGTTTCATCATCCGGAACGCGCAACGTTTTCACGATTGATGGGCGTGTTGTTGCAACCCATTCAACGGGTCCGAGTGGATCAGCACGCGCAACGGGTTTCGGATATTCCATTATCAAAAGCGTCGGAATAACGTTGCGCCAATTGGTTGTAGACTACACATATTTTGTTGCGAACATTCAGGGGGATAGGTGATGCCCGTTGTTTGGATCATCGCGTGCATCCGTGATCATTCGTTGGTCGATGACGATTCCCAACCGTTCGTTGATGAATTTTGGTCGGATCCCGCGGCATGGGCGGCGAAATATTCCGCGTTGGAACCCGCGGAACACAAGGCAATTGAATTGATTGTGGCGGATTTGTCCGGGGCATGATTGAATCAGGTTGGTATATTGGGCATGTGCCAACGTCGGCACGGGCCGATTGGCGATGAACAGCGGGGTGAACAATGGCGGTGGAATATTTAGTAGACGGCGCAACAACGTTCGCATCAACATCGTGGTTGACCGCATCCGGTTCCGCGGGTTCCGGATTCGTAAACACCGCTGAATTGATTGTTCCGGGCGGTGGCGCATCGATCACCGCCGGATTGGATCAATCCGCGGCGACATCAACGGGCATTCGGTATTTGATCATTTCCGAAAGTTATTCCGGCAACGTCGGTGACGCATCAACACCGTTGATCACAGAGGCCACCGACGGAACCGCGGCGGAATGGCGTTCGGACAATACTGAGGGCCGCATTGAACACAACGGAACGGGAACGTTGTTTGTAAAGGGCGACACCAACGGCATTGATAATTTGATGCAAAACGGCGCGGGCCGAACGTTGTTGACCGACGGAACCGCAACATATGTGCGAGTGCAACGCGGGACGTTCCAAAACACTGGCGCATCAACGGTGACAAATTGCACGGTACTTGGCGGAACAGCCAACATCGTGGCCAAATCGACATCCAACACCGCCGGAACATTGTTGAATTTATACGGTGGCGCGGCGACGATTGCGCGTCCGTTCACAACAATCAACGTTTATGGTGGCGTGTTGACCATCAATGTGACGCAGGCCGCGGCGGTGTCCGCGACAATCAACCAATTTGGCGGAACCGTGGTGTTGTTGGCGCACGGCAACAACGGAATCACAACCTACAACCACAATGGCGGGTTGTTTGATCCGTCGCGATTGCGCGTTGATACAACAATTGCAACCTATATCCGCCAATTCGGAGCGCAATTCACCGCACGCCCGAACGGTGCGCCGTTGACAATCACCAACACATACCGGAAAGATCCAAACGTCGGGCCCATCTAATGCCCAACCAAATATTGAGGCAACAAACGCGGTTGAACATCCGCAACAATCGGTTGGTGTTGAACAACACCGGGATCGATTGTTGTTGCACGAATACGCAGGCGATTCGGTTCCGCGAATGTTGCACGGGTTCACCGTCAATTTGGGTGTTGGCGGACATACTCACACAATACATCACCGCCATTCGGTACGGTGGCCGATGCTACTCGCGAACCACCGAAACCGTTTTGGTTTCGGATTTGGAAAAGCGTGGAATCGATTGGTTGCAAACATTGGACGGCGACACAATCCCGTTGTTTGGCAATTGCGGAACGTTGGTTGATTCCGGCCATTGCCCGCCATGCGAACCGCCAACCGATGAATGCTGTTACCGCGTCAACCGCGCCGCGTGTCGCGTGATTGCGGCGACGGGTCAACCGTACGATTCGCCGGAATGTTGCGTGTTGGGGTCCGGGTATCAATTGACGCGAACCGAAACGGTTTCGTTCATTCGATTTGGCGCGGGCTATCAACGTCGCACGGATGTTTTGTGTGACCCGTACATTTTCGACACCGCCGCGCCGTTGGAACAATACAACGAAACGCACACAACGATTGGCACCGCGGTATGTCCGTCGCAATCTTTCGTCGGTTCGCAAACCTATTCCAAACGCGGTGTGCGTTGGGTGAATGACGGTTTCGACGTATTCGGCTCAAACGTCATTCCGCGGAATCCGCGATACATCAACACCGACGCGGATTGGACGCGGCAGGATGTGTTTGATGTTCAGCCGGATCGGTCACCATTGGGAACGTTTATTGGGTTCCCTCTCCCCTATTTGTATCTTCCGGAACGCAATCCCGATCCGAACATGCCGCCTCTGTTGTCGATTTGCGATGGGGAAACGTCGGTGCGTCAGGATTTGAACAACGATGGCAACAACGAATTGGAATTTGATGCGCGCGTGACGGGCGCGTTTTCATGCACATCCGGACGTGTGGAATACGTTTCAACGGAACGTACGTTGTTTTGTTCCGATTTGGACAACCGCCCGTTTTATGTGACCGAACGTTGGCGGCAAACAATCGAATGGCAAATTCGGAACATCCAACGCGACCGTTGCACAATCGCGGAATGCAATGAATTAGGACGGATGCCGGACGAAAACGCATTGATCGGAACGCGAACGAATCCGATTGCGCAACGTGAAACGCGTTGCCAATCATGCCGCGAACAACCGGGGTTGTGATTGGATCCGCACACGATGACACAAATAGGATTGGAACGCGTCATTGGTTTGGCGCGTGATGGGCGTTTGGAAACGCGGTGGTTGTGGGCCGCGGTTCGCGGCGGTTGGCGGTATGTGTGGGCGGTTGCCGCGGGCGATATTGCGGACGATGCAACCGCCGCGCAACGCGTCCGAACATGCGCGGTATGTGATGCGGCGGACACCGTGCAAACATCGCGTGCGGGTTTGTGCGCTGTTTATTGCGGAACGGGAACCGCGACGGCATCCGGGCCGACGTGCGGTTGTTTGGTCGGCATCACCCGCGACGGCAACCCGATTGAACCCGCGGGGAAGGTTGTTGTTGCGTCCGAGTCATGCCCGCGGGCGCGGTGGTCATCGGTCACGCGTTGAACAGGTTGTGTGCGGATCCGATCCGGGCCGCGGCGATGTCACAAAAGCCCGTTGATAGGTCGATGCCAACGAAACGGAACCCTTCCGCAATTGCCGCCTTTCCCGTTGACCCTGAACCCATGAACGGATCCAATACGGTTCCGCCGGGAGGTGTGACCAATCGACACAACCACCGCATCAAATCATTGGGTTTGACGGTTGGGTGGTTGTTTCGGCGTTGCAATGGTTCAGCACGCAACGAACCATCCAAATCGCCCGTTCGTGAACCCGCATCACGCAACGGCAACGATTCGCATCCATCATCCCGATCCGTTGCATCCGCCTTGGCGCAATAAAAGAAACGCGCGGCGGAACCGTTGCCTTCATCCGGCATCAACCGCACAACCTCTTCCGAACCATCGTGAACAACGTTCGCGGGCCATCGACCCGGCGGATTGATTCGCGCAAATGTTCGGTTGTCTTTTTGATATATTCCATTTTTTCCGCTGTTGCCATTGCGAATCGTTGTTGTTTGTTCGTTTCCAATCCTACAACCATCGATGTTCAACGCGCCGCATCCGTGTTCAACAACATTGCCCGCAACGGTCATGCCCGCGGCGATAGGTTTGCGGCACACCAACACGGGTTCCCATGCGGGTTTCAACGCGGTTCCCCAACCTTCCCACCGCGCCGCGTCGTTTGTGAATGCTGTTGTGATGTCACCTTTGGATCGTCCCAAACGTTGACCGCCTAAACCGCCCATGTCTGAAACATATTTGCCAACAACCTTTCTTTGTTTCGTATTTTTACTTTCAACACTACGGATGTCGCATTCACGTTCGACCCATTCCGGAACATCGTTGAACAAATGACGGCACGCCTCCAAATGTTCACGCGTCATGATTGCGGGTTGTGATTCATTCGCGGTGTAATGTCCGCCCATTTGTGTTTTTGTCGCATCATCTATTTGTTTTGCCGTGACATTTTGCGAACGAACCCACGATGTGAACCGCAAACGTCGTTTGCGTTGTTCATCCGTGGCATCCATTTTGTCAATCGCCTTCCCGATATTGTGCGATTTTGGGAACCCCATCCCATGAACCCACATCACGCAATCACGGATTTCCCAACCCGCATCTTCAATTGCGCACGCCAACCGATGGAACATCCGCGTTCCGCCAAACGCCAACAAATGCGCGCCGGGTTTCGCAACGCGCAACGCCTCAACCCAAAACGGTGAACCCGGCACGCCACGATCCCAATCTTTTCCCATGAACGACAACCCGTAGGGTGGATCCGTCACAATCGAATCAATCGATTCCGCGGCCATGCCGCGCATGATGTGCAAACAATCACCGTTGAACAATTCCCACATCTTCCCCGTTGCGTGCGGCGTGTTCATTGCGATTCCCTTTCGCGTTGTCGCAACATGCGTTCAAACTTGCGTTGTTGTTGTTTGGCGCGGGTGTCACACACCGCACATGGCGCGGTGTTGCGTTTGCCGTTCCGCCATTTGCCGATTGTGCGCCGTCCGGTGTTGTCGCAATACGGGCATTTTGTCATTGTTTGATTCCTAAGAAATGCCCGTACCGATCACGCAACAGCGGCACGCGGCGGATTTCATTGCGCAATTCATCCGCAATATATTTCATGGCGCGGCGTTCCAAATAGGCCACATCCATTGGTTTCATGTTCAGCACTTTTCCAATTTCGGAAAATGACATGCACCATTCAATTGGTTCATTCGTCGTCGGGTTCATCGGTATTCGTTTCATCGTTCGGTTCCCTGCCAATCACATGACCATACAACCGCGCCAAACGCGGATCGGCGCGAATGGCCGCCCGTAAACCTTCCTGAATCTTTCGGATTGCATCCCGTTCAATCCGCCCCGCAAGGTTGCGATTGATTCCCATTTGACGGGCCGCCTCCCCCAACGTCATCAACGGGCGCAATGTTGGTTTTCGTTGGCGCATCAATGATTCCGATCCTGACATACACACGCCCGCCGCGCATCACATGCCCGCGTGTTATCGTCAATTCATCAATTTGTTCATCATCTTTCCACACGCCCGCGTGTGTCAACGCATCCAACAACGCTTTGGTGAAATTGTCCAAATCGCGTTTGCGTTTGTCCGGTGGGTGCAACGTCAAATGAACGCGCAACCGTTGATCCAACGGTGTGAAACCATCGAAATGACAACGCAATGACATCACAACCTGTTCACGGAACGAACGCCCGCGCCGCGATATCAACACACGCGCCCCGAAACGCATGCGCACGAACCGCCAATATTGATTCACCGATGGCGGGAACGGAACGAAAAACATGCCGCGCCTCCCTTCCCAAACATCAACGCGTGTGATGCCACAAACGCAACGGGCAATCCGAGTGCAATCAACAGCACGATTTGCAATGCGTCATTCATTCCACCGCCTCCAACGGATTCACCGCGATTGGCCGCAACAATTCATTGGGAATCCACACAACCAAATCGGTGGGATCGTCCGGATCGTTCGCGCGGTCATTGCGTTTGAAATAGGAAAGGCGCAAATCAACAGGGCGTTTCGTGATCCAACACCATTCCCAATCACGCGGACGCGCCCAACGGATATCCCAACCGCCGCGTTCCGGCCAACGCCAAACGATGAACGCGGGCCGATTATGTTTCACGTCCCAATCCAACACCGCGCGCGCCTTGTGCAAATCGACCATTTGCCGCGGGTATTTCTTTGATAGGTTTTTGATTTCGATTGCGCAAACCGTCGGGCCATCGGGCGTGCGTTGCGCGGTGTAGTCTATAAACGCGAATTCCTCACCCTCCACCAAATGCGGAACGCCCCATGTCCGCGCAATCACCGCGGCGGTTTTGCGCTGTTCAATCCGAAACATTTCGTTGTCGTGTTTCATCGTCATCCCACATGCACGGTGTAAACGTTGCCGCGGCCATCGAACCGTTTTTCCCATGTCAACAAGCCCGCGGCGCGGGCGTGTTTCAACATTCCGATTGTTGTTTGGCGGGTGCGACCCGGTGCAATCAATTCACCAATGGGAACCCGTATCGTGATGTCACGGACAATGCCACCATCCGGAATACGGTTCCGCAATCCGGCCATGGCAATTTGAATGACCAACAGCGCGGCACGCGGGCGCGAATGACGCAACGCCCGCATGCCGTTGTTTTGCATCAACCGTTCCAATGTTTCCCAATTGATATTCATTCGATTGGCCGTGTGATGCAATCAACCGCGGCCATTGCCGCGTTGTATCGGTTGACGATGCGGAACAATTCAACGATGTTGGCCGGATTGGTTCCCGTTGACGGATCCAACGCGCGCGCGCTTTGGTGCATGGTGTCAACCAATGCGCCGATGTCGCGTGCGCATTGACAAACCCCGTTCCGATCCGCGGCGCGGCCATGGCATGTTTTGCATGTCATCGCTCATCCTCCAATGCGTTCAGGGTGTCGGTGTTGGTGATCGCTTGCAGGATTCGGTTGCGGTCTTCTTCGCCAAGCGTATTGAAGAGCATGTCTTCACGTTCGTCGGCATCACGCCACGCCCGAACCTCGTTGCGAAGTGCTTCGAGTTTGCGCATAGTCACCGCATGTCCATAGCGCAAGCGTTCGTACTGCTTACGCAACTCGTCCAACTCTTCAAGAGTCATTCGATAATCTTCGAGATCATAAAATCGCTCGTCGCTTTCTTCGCTCATCGCTCATCCTCCAATGCTCGAACCTTGGATCCCAGGAACATCACGCAAGATCCGCGACGCGTTTGTCTTCGCGACGGCTTCGATTACGGGGTTCATCCGCTCCATGTTTCCCGGCGTATACCAGAACGCGCGCCAGGCGCGGACCTCATCGACCAGGATACGAATCTGCTCCGCTTGCGCTTTCATAATCTCGAGCGCTTCATCGATGATCGCGGAGTTACGCTCGAGAACCTTCGCGACGTCTATTTCTTTCTGTTCCATATTCACTCCCAGAAACCAAGTTCACGCGCGGCTTTTATGCTCCGCGACTCCATGAGAAACACCAAGTAAACCGACGCGATCCATCCCGCAACGCGCTTCTCCGCGTCCTGCTTCGGGTCTTTGCTCCATTCCGCAAAGATGATCGTTATTTTCGCGATCGTATCCGGCGACATGGTTTCAAATGCTTCGCGCAATTCTTCGCGCGCTTGATCGTTCTCTGCGATCAGACTCGCGAGCAGGTTTCGACGCGTACTGTTATCCATGTTCAATCCTCCATTGCATCTTCGACCTTCGACCAATATTCCAGCGTGGCATCCTTTCGATAACCACGAGGCCCGCCGTTATGGATCCTCGCAAGATCCTTCGCGCTCTTACCCTTGCCGTATCGACTTAGATACGCAATGACCACACGCCGGGCGTACTTCTCATCGGTGCGGCAGTCCTCGTACTTGCCGGCCTTGAGCGATGGATCAAACTCACAAGCGTCGATCCAGTAGGCCTTCCAGATCTGATACATGCCGATTGCCTTCCCGTTATCGCCGTCCTTCACGTTTGGATCGTCGGTCGATTCGACAAAGCGAATCGCATCGAGGAGCGCATCCGTCAGCGCCGGCGGCCTCGGGCCTGCGAACGCCAAAGCGTTGAGCGATGCGACGATGATGAGTGCGTAGATGGTTCTCATGACTTCACCTCGCTCTTGCGCACGTACTGGTACTGGTGCGGTGCGATCTTGACGAGCGTCCATTCACCCTTGGCGATGCGCTCACGAGCGGCTTGCAGATCAGCTTCGCTCGGTTCGCCGAAGCGATCTTCCATCATGCTCAACATCCGATCCTGATGGTCAATCGCTCGGTCATTCGGGTAATCTCGATAATGCGCCTCGTTCATTACTTCCATCCTTCCTGTAAACTTCCAGAACATTGCGCCTTATTTGCACCTTACTCAGTCTATATCGGCTGTCGCCGCGCGTCAACTTCAGCCAAAAAAGAAAAACCCCGACGAGGCGATTGTCGGGGTTTTCTCGCTTCCTTGCGGGACTTGTTGCCGATCACTCGATCCGGTCGGCGTCGGATTCAGGATCTCATCGACCACGGCGCGACGTCGCCGTGAAGCTTGGTATATAGGCGCATCGGATATAGAAGAGAAGTGTGGCCTGCTTGACCGCAAGAAAGCGCGATCTGCTGCAGCGTCAACGCCGGGCAGTCCATATCGTGATGCGCTCGCATGAGCGCGAACACGTGGCCTCGCGCTACCGTCGCTCGATGCGTTCTCGGCGCTCGGAATATCTGCGCGCTGTAGCCTGCGCGAGCGAGCGCGGCATCTCTGATCTTCGTCACATATGATCGGGGGATTGTGGAAATCATGCGACACAATACGCCTCGACTTGACAGCGGGCAAGCGGGCGGATATCTTTCTTGCATGACAAATATCAACCCAACGCTCGGCGATCTCATTCGTGCATGGAAGGCTCAGAAGTTTCTACTCGAAGAGTGCGAGGCGCAATCGAAGTCGGCGCGTTCATTGCTCGTCGATATGGAGTCAAACATTGAATCCAAGATGAAAGATCTTGGCATCGACAGCGCATCCGAAGATGGCGTGTCGGTGACTACGAAAACCAAGTGGCGAGCGAAGTATGAGCCTGAGATGTGGAGCGATATCGTGAAGTGGGCGGCGAGTTCCGGCCTCGACTACGTAGTGCAACGCCGCCTGAATGACGCAAAGATCATGGAGCTTGTCGATAACGGCGTGCCGTTGCCGCAAGGCCTGACAGTTGAAAGCTATAACGATCTCGCATTCCGTCGCTCGTAAGCGGCACGAGATCAAACGCGGCAGGGCCCGATCAGCGTAAATCGAGCGGGCGGAGATTCAAGCGTATGAGTACAAAAAACATCACCAAGCACAATCAAGGCGAACTCGCACCGAGCGAACTGCCCGACGATCTGCGCGGCGGCTTGACCGTCGAGGGCGGCGAATCGTCGCCGCAGCTCGGTCGCATTGCCATGTATCAGGGCACGTCGCAGGAACAGCAGAAGTACGGAGAGGGCGTGTTCAAGCGCGGCGACTTCATCGACGTGCTCGAAGGCCGCAAGCTCGCCACCTCGCGCATCGTCGTAGTGCATTGCGAAGTGATCTATCAACGCTGGGACAAAGATCAGGCTCGCCCGGCCTACACCTACACGCACGCGCAACGCAACTTGATCCCTGCTGAAGATCTCGAATGGGACGGCGAGCTCCCGCCTGCCTGCGCGAAGATGTATCGCTGTATCGTCCTTGTTGACGGTGAGCCTTGGCCTTATCTCTTCATCGTCAAGCGCACGATGATGAAGGCCTTCGATCATCTGCTCGCGCTCGAAGCACGTCGCACGGCAACTCAGCGCGGATCGGGACTCTACGAACTCGGTGCTGAAGATGAGAAGAACGCGGCGGGCAATAGCTACAAGCGTTTGACCGTTCGCCCGATAGGTGACATTCCCGCTACGATGTTCGATGTCTATCGCGCCGCGAAGCGTGGCATCGAGTCGATCCGCGCCAAGGCCGCGCAGGATGAAGAAGGCTGGCTTCCGATCTGACCCCCTTTGCGTCGTGTTGACGCATCCCCGCAGGTCGTCGCATCGAAAGATCGGCGGCCTGATTCACCCCCAACGAGAAAGGAATAGCAGATGGAAGCAGGATCGTTCGCCTATCTACGCCTCAAGATCGTCGGAGAAATCGACGATCCGAAGGAGCCGTTCTATGACGGGCCTCGCAAGATCTGCGCACCGATGAATAGTCGCGGCGAGATCATCGAGCCCGTGACGCTCTACTACGTCAAGCCTGAGCAACTGGTCAGCGTCGAAACAGTCAAGGCCGAACGCGATGCGGCGCGTGATGCCGCTCGCACAAACTGAAAGGAATAGACAATGGAATATGAGAGTTTCATCCAAGGCAAGCACATCGTCACAGAGAAGCACGGCATCGCCGCGCGAGATATCAATGGCAATCTATTCGACTGGCAAGCAACAGTCGTGCAATGGGCTTGCAAGACCGGACGCGCGGCGATCTTCGCCGACTGCGGACTCGGCAAGACGATCATGCAACTTGAATGGGCGCGCCAGATGTCAGGCAATGGTGAAGCGTTGATCCTCACGCCGCTTGCCGTTGCTGAACAAACGCTCGCTGAACACAAGAAGTTCGGCATTCAATGCTCGGCCCGCATCGTTTCAAACGATTCCGATATCGGCCCCGGAATCAACATCGCAAACTACGAACGCTTGCACAAGTTCAACGCCGCAAGATTCCGTGCCGTTGTGCTCGATGAATCGTCGATCCTCAAGTCTTATATGGGTAAGACCAAGCAACAGCTCTTGAAGGCGTTCGCTGATACTCCATATCGACTTGCTTGCACGGCTACTCCGGCCCCAAACGATCACCTTGAGCTTGGCAATCATTGCCAGTTTCTAGGCCACATGGATAGCTACGAGATGATCGCGCGATGGTTTCAGAATGATCTCATGTGCGCAGGCAAGTACACGCTGAAGCCTCACGCGGCGAAGGACTTCTGGAAGTGGGTATCGACTTGGGCAGTCTCACTTTCAACACCGAGCGATATCGGCGGATGCGATGAAGGGTACAAGTTACCCAAGCTCAACGTCGAGAAGATCACGATCGCCGCGCCTCTCAACACTGCGACAAGCGACGCGCTCTTTGTCGATGGTGATCTGTCGGCGACGGCATTGCATAAAGAGAAGCGCCGGACTTGCGAACTTCGCGCAGATCGCGCCGCTGAGATCGCCAAGAAAGCGAAAGGCCCAGTCATTGTTTGGTGTGACACTGACTACGAAGCTGATGCGCTGATCGCAAGAATGCCTGAAGCCGTCGAAGTCAGAGGATCGCACAAGGACGAAGACAAACGCGCAAGACTCGCGGCATTCACGAGCGGCGAGAAGCGCATCATCATCACAAAGCCTGAAATCGCAGGCTTTGGATTGAACTGGCAACACTGCGCCGATGTGATATTCGTCGGGCTCAGTTACTCATTCGAGCGTTTCTATCAAGCGGTACGGCGTTCGTATCGCTTTGGACAGAAGAGGCAAGTCAATGTGTACGTCATCGAAGCTGACACCGAATCGGCGATCGCCGCAAACGTCAGCACGAAAGCGATCGCACACGAAAGCCTCAAGAACTCTATGACTCAAGCAATGAAGGATGCACAGATGGACGAGATTCATGGTCGCCGCCGTTTGATCGAGATCGCCGAACCCGTCAAGCACGAGGGGGATCGTTGGACACTCTTCGAGGGCGATTGCGTCAAGACCGCAAGCAAGCTCGAAGATAACTCGATTCATCTCTCTGTCTATTCGCCGCCTTTCGAGAACCTATACGTCTATTCCGATTCGATGGCGGACATGGGCAACTCGAAAGATTCCGACGAGTTCTTTGCACACTACATTTATCTCATCCGAGAGATGTACCGAATCACCATGCCGGGCAGATTGTCAGTCGTGCATTGCAAGGATCTTCCCGCTTACATGGGCCGCGACGGCGCGGCAGGATTGAAGGACTTCCCCGGCAAGATCATTCAAGCTCACGAGGCTTGCGGCTGGCAGTTTCATTCGCGCGTCACGATCTGGAAAGACCCAGTAATCGAGATGCAACGCACCAAAAATCACGGTTTGTTGCACAAGTCGCTCTGCGACGATTCATGCAACTCGCGGCAGGGAATGGCTGACTACCTTGTCGTATTCCGAAAGTGGGACGGCAAGGATGAAGGATTCCCTGAGCCTGTGCAGGGACACTCTTCACAAGTGCGATTCAAGCGCGGCGAATACGTCGGCGAGAACGCACCGCATTGGCAAGACTCAGATCGTCTCAATTCGATCAACGTATGGCAGCGATATGCATCGCCTGTCTGGCTTGATATCCGTCAAACGAACGTCTTGCAATATCGAGAAGCACGCAATGAAGATGACACCAAGCACATCTGCCCGCTTCAGCTCGATGTGATCGAGCGATCCATTCACCTCTGGAGCAATTCCGGCGATCTCGTCATGTCGCCCTTCACTGGCATCGGAAGCGAAGGATATTGCGCAGTCAAGATGAATCGTCGTTTCGTCGGATCAGAACTGAAGCCTGAATACTGCAAGGTAGCTGTCAAGAATCTCCGCAAGGCCGAACGCATGAGCGATGTCGGCGCTGACTTGTTCGTCGGATCGGAGGACGCATGACACTGAAACTCTTCGCGCATCAGGAGCGATGCGTACGGGCAATGATGCTCAACGCGCGATACGGCCTGTGGCTTGAGCCGGGAATGGGCAAGACCATCACTACGCTTGAAGCGATCAGGCGCGATGCCGAGATGAACGGCGGTGCGATGCGCACCGTCGTCGTGTGCCCGAAGTCGATCATGTCAACGGCATGGATGAAAGACGCGCAACACTTCAAGACATCGCTCGATGTGCGCGTGCTTGCATCCGACTCGCCTGCGAAGCGAATCGAGAACATCGAATCAAGAAGCTGGAACGTCGGCCTCATCAACTTCGACCAGTTCAAGATGCTCGCGGCGAAGCTCATCGAATCAGGCGTGAAGCGCCTCGTGATCGACGAATCCTCGAAGATCAAGAACCACGACAGCCAGATCACCAAGGCGGCTATCTGGTTCGCTGATCGCATGGAGTCGGTGTGGTTGCTGTCCGGCACGCCTGCGCCGAACTCGCCGATCGAATACTACGGGCAGATCCGCGCGATGCGCCGTGATATCTGCGGCGATCTCTACTGGCGTTGGGTGCACTCGATCGCAACGGCACGCAAGGAGCGTGTCTGGCACAAGCCGCGAAACGCAAGGCCGCGCCAGATCGAAGTGATATCGGGCTGGTCGCAGAACGAGGCGCAGCGCCTCGAGCTTGAACGCCAGCTCGGCCTGTGCAGTATCGCCATGCGTAAAGTCGATGCGCTCGATCTTCCGAAGCAGCGGGATATCGTGCGCGTCGTGGAGCTTGATGAACGAGAAGCGAAGATGTATCACGATGCGGCGCATCTCCTTCGCGTGCAACTGCGACAAGGTGACAGCGAGAAGATCAACGCCGAAGCCGCACTCATGAAGCTACGCCAGATCACGGGCGGATACTTCATCGACAACGGAACGCCGATCAAGATCGGAGGATCGAAGCTTGATAGCCTGAATGAATTGCTCGATGAGATCGGCCCGCAACCGTGCCTGATATGGGCCGAATTCCGGCACGAGATCGACGCGATCGTCGCGCTCTGCAAAGAGCGCAAGGAATCGACCGAGTACATCGACGGCAGAACGTCAGGCGATGCAGGCTCGATCGCCTCGCGCTTTCAGGCAGGCGAGATCCAGCGACTCATTTGTCAGCCGATGGCGGCAGGGCACGGCATCACGCTGACCAAAGCGCACTATGCGATCTACTACTCACTGGGCTTTAGTTATGAATTGTTCAAGCAGTCGCGCGATCGCATCCATCGAGTCGGGCAGGATCAGCCGTGCACCTATTACATCTTGACGGCTGAGGACACAGTAGACGAGGCCGCGTACGGTGTAGTACGCGGCAAAGGCAAGGTGAGTGATGCATTGCTCGCCGTTCTATCGGGTAACATGAAGGCCCTGAATTGAAAGGACAAGCATGGAAGCGGCAAGTTTCATAAATGCAATATTCGCACCCGATGACGTGATCGAGTTTCGGATGCTTCCCGGCGCGTTCTCGCGCTGGTGCAACGCGGGCGACTTCGCTTCGATCTGGTCGAAGCTGATCGAAGACAACCGAGCGCAGAACGTCTACTTCGGGCCGAACCCACGCATCGCATCGGGCAAGAAGACCGACGCGGATACAAAGCTCGCCCGCTGTGTGTGGGTTGACATTGATAACTTCGATGATCTCAACTTCGTCCTCCGTACTCTGAGCGAAGCAAGCCTGCCTGCGCCGTCGTTCGTTATTGCATCAGGTGGCGGGTTCCACGTCTACTGGATGCTTGACGAACCGCTCGAAGATCTCGCACGATGGACACGCATTCAGAAGGGCCTGATTCAACGTCTGAAGGCGAACGGATTGACGCAAGTAGACGGAGCGATCCACAACCCGTCACGCATCATGCGACTGCCCGGCACGATCAACCAAAAGCGCGATCGGAAGATGTGCGAGGTGATCGTATCGAGCATCGGCACGTCGTACGATGTCGCCGAGTTCCCTGAAGTCTCAGGCGATACGCTTGAGCTTACCGGCTACGCCGAAGGCACACGCACGCTCGAAGACTTCACGCCGAGTAGTAAGACGCTCGAATTCATCAACGGCAAGGTGAAGCCCGGCGAACGCAACAACACGCTCTTCTCGGCGGCGTGCGAGTTTGCGGCCAACGGCATCGCATGGGTCGAGGCCGAGAAGATCCTGACAACGGCGGCGCTGAAGTGCGGGCTCGGACTCGATGAAGCCTCGCAAGCGATTCGCAGCGGGTACTCGAAGCCCCGCACGATCAAGGTTACAGCGCCGGACGCAGGAACGATCATGGATTCAATCGCGCAGAACGTCGCGGCGACTTTCGAGAGTGCCGAGCCTGAGCCCGTAAAGCTTTCAGGATCGACGGAAGAAGCCGCGCCGTGTGCAAGTCAGGCCGATCCACAGGATGCGCCCAAGACGATCCCTCTCATCTCAAACGGATGGAAGGGCACGATTGTCGATGAGAACGGCAAGGCTAAGACGATCAACTACGTCAGGCCGATCACTGAGATCGGTGAACATATCCTCAAGACCTGCGACGGTTGGCCGAAGGCCGTCGGAGATGCGCTCTTCGTGCTCGATAAGGTCGCACACAAGCCGCGCGTCAGGTACATGAATAAGACGCAGGAACTCTTCGCATGGTTACAAGCGAAGGCCTACACGCTCTGGATCGAGGGCGAAGGTCGAATCCGTGGCGTAGCCGGCGCGGCTGGCTGGCAGACAGCGGCGACGAAATCAGAAATACTTGAGCACCTGATAAAGACCGTTCCCGATCGCTACGTCGCCGTCAGCGAGCTTCCGCATGAGCCTGCGATGCAGGGCATGTTCTACGTGCCGATCGACTTGCCGCCCGCTACTGGTCAGCATCTTGAAGAGTTCGTCTCGATGTTCAACGTCGCAAGCGATGACGATCGACTTCTGATGAAGGCGGCAGTCTGCACGCCAGCGTGGGGCGGTGCGCCGGGAACACGGCCGGGCTTCCTGTTCGAGGCCGACGGGCCCGGCGCAGGCAAGACGGCGACGGTATTCGCTATCGCTCGGATATATAACGGTGCGCATCTCGTCAGCGATCCGAAGATGCCGTGGAATGAAACACTCAAACAGATGTTCAGCGGGCCGAGTGCGTCGGCGCGAATGCTGGTATTCGACAACGCCAAGGAAGTAGTCGAAGGGCAAGCGATCGAGGCCGCGATCACAGCGCCGACGATCTCAGGGTGGAAGGCCTACTTCGGCACGATTCAACGCCCGAACGATCTCACGGTGATGATAACCAGCAACAACGCGCAGACCTCGGCGGACATGGCACAGCGCGTCGTGGTGATCCGAATGGGCGAACCCAAGAAGGGCATCGACTGGCAGGCGCGTATGGATGCCTTTCTTGCCGAGCATCGCCTCGACGTGTTGGCGGACGTGCTCGCGCTGCTCAAAGCCGCGCCGAAGTACAGGCCTGACCAGATCCTCGGCGACCGCTTCAGCGGTTGGCAGCGGGCGATCCTTGCCAAGATCGACGGCGCTGATCGACTCAGCAGGACGATCTTCGATCGCCGTGAGGCGGTCGATGCAGACAGCAAGCGCGGCGAAGAGATCGCACGCCTGATCTACGAGCTGGCGACGGTGCGCGTCGGGGCATCGCGCTACTTCGACCTTCCAGCCTATACCCTGTGGCGTCGCTTGTGCGACGTTGGGTACTGGACGAACGAGCGCCGCCTCGAAGTCGATGCCAAGTCGATCGCCGACTGCTCCAAGTGGGCGCAGCGCAAGGTTGCCCGATGGTCAGGCTTGCTAACTGGTGTCAAGACTGAGGCGGGCGAAGTGCGGCGCGTCATGACTCCGCGAGAGTCAGGAAGCGACGGCGCGGCGGTCAAGTCGGCGGTGCTACGCTTCGATCTGAGCGTATTCGAGCGCCACTTCAAGCCCGAAGAGATGCCGGTCACTGACCGATACGGCAATGAGATCCCGATCTAGCCAAACAAACTCCGCACCATTGCGGACATACTGGTAGGGAGTGCGGTAGTGCGCGGCGTCGGGTATCCGGCGCCGTGTGCGTTTTTACGCTGAAATCAAGGGTAGACGGTATCCATGGACGGCTGGGACGGCTGGGACGGTAGGTTCAAACTCTCTATACCTATTCTACTTCTCTTTTACCCTACAGGGTTTTAGACTACAGTCTCAGCCGTCCCAGCCGTCCATAGGAATAATAAGCGATTATCGGACTCAGACATATAGGGGCTGTTTTCCACACTGGAAATATTCCGATTCGACTGGACTTGACAAGGCAGGAGCGCCGATATATCGTCTAGATATCAAAGCCCTACCGGGCAGAAAGGAATGACCGATGGAAGATGTCATGACTGCGATCGAAAGTGTGTACGATCGCCTGCGAGCGGCGCAGGAAGAGAACGCCAAGCTTCGCAAGCTCGTCGCCGACTACAAGGAGCTTTACGAGGACATGAAGGCGCACCGTGACGAGTGCTTCACGCTCGCTCACACGTCGATCGACGAGCTGAAGACCATGCGCAAGCGCATCGCCGCAGTGCTCGATGGAGGTGAAGCATGAAAGATCAAGTCTTCATCGTCGAATGGTTTGGGCTCACCGACGTCTTCGCCTCGAAGGAAGAAGCCGTCGAAGCCTACAAGGATGAGAAGGTCGGCGCCGAATGGTTTGAGAAGCACGGCAAGTATGTTCCGGCAACTGACTCCCGTGTGCACCACATCGTGAAGTGGTCGAAGGCCGCTGAGGATCTGCTCAAGAATATCAATCCTTGATCCGTGTCGGTTCAAGCTCGAAGGCGACCAGCTCCGTGAGTCGCCTAAGAGCCTGCACCGACGCGGGAGAATGGAAAGCACTCATGGACGATTCGCTGGTCAGCTATATCGAGAAGAGACTCATGCAAGACATCAAGAACGCCAAGGACTTCTACGCCGCTGAAGATGTCATCGACCCACGATCAGCGCCGCCGAGCGGCGAGGCCCGGCGTGCAGGCGATCACCAGATCAATCGCATCGTCGAAGAATTGACGATTGCACTCGGTTCGTCGGGTGAAGCACGCCAAACTCATCTGCGAACCGCCAGAGTTCTACTGGCGATGATCGCGCCGACTGACTAAACTCTCCTGTGCTCGGCTGTGGTGCGCAGGGAGAGCCTGCGACCTGTTCCCCCACGCCGTCCTTCCATCCGGCGCTCCTTCGAATAGCATGAAGCACCGAGCAAGCGCAGAGCCCAGTCCCACGGCTGGGCTCTGTTGTTTTTGGTGCGGTATATTCGAGGCATGAATAAGACAACCTATTCCGTGATCGGCATCGCCGTCGTGCTATCACTCGTGCTCGCCTTCAGCGGGTGCTCGGTCAAGAGCGTGTCGCCGTTCTCCGGCAAGGAAGTCACCGCCGAACAGCTCGCCGCTGAAGCGAAGGTCGAGGAAGTCAAGATCGCCAAGGAAGCGACGAACGCCAAGGCAGACGCAGAACGCAAGCTCGCCGAAGTGCAAGCCGCACAGCGCAAGGCGAAGAGCATCTTTGACCGTGCCGTCGCAAAGATCCAAGCCGACGCAAAGGCTCAAGTCGATGTGATCGCAGGCGAGTATGAGCAAAGCCAGATCGAAGCCGATCGCATCACGGCGCAGATCGTCGGAGACACTTCGGCGAAGATCGCCGAGCTCGATGCGATTCAAGTCGCCAACGATGAAGCGGCAAGGGCCGCACTCGCCGATATCGAAGCCAAGCAAGCCAAGTACCAAACCTTCCTCAGCGTCGGTCAAACGCTCGCCGCAGGACTCGGACCCTACGGCGGTATCGCTTCAGGCTTGCTCGGACTTGGCGGCGTTCTATTCGGTGTGTCAAAGCGCAAAGATGCGCAGTCAGCGCACGAGGCCGCCGGACGAATCATCGACGCGATCGACGTGCTGAAGACCAAGCGGCCTGAAGTCGCCGATGCGATGAAGGCCGAGGCCAAGCTCCTCAGCGATTGGATGGGCTCCGATGCCGTCAAGCTTGTGAATAAGGTGCAACAGTCATGAATGAGCAAAGCCTCACAGAAATGCTGATCGAAGTGCGTGACAGCGTGCGAGAGATCAAGCACAATCAAGACTTGATTCAACAATCGCACCAGTTGACACACTCTGAAGTAGTGCGCTTGCGTCGTATCATCACTGGTGAAAGCGAGCCCGAGCGTGGCCTGGTGCTACGTGTCGATCGTCTAGAGCGAAGCCACGAGCGCACGTCAACGATCTCACAGACGGCGATTGGTGCGGCGATCACAGCGATCGTCGGTGCGATGCTTGCGGCGATAGGAATACGTCTATGAGCGACAACGAGCGCCACTCGGACGACGGCGCACATCTCCCGAGTGCGCAGGGAGGGGCGAAGTTCAACGCACTTGACCCCAACGATCCGAAAGATCAGGCCCTTGTGCGTTCGGCGATGAAGCGATGGCCGAAGCGGTGGCGAGGCCTCGACGATGCGAAGAAAGAGAAGTTCGTCGAAGGGCTTGAAGAGGCGCATGACACGGCGAGAGAGATCATGCGACGAGGAAGCGTCGATAGCAAGGACAGGCTCGACGCCGCCGGACTTGTGCTCAGTGCGATCAAGACTGCGGCGATGATCGAGGCGCAGAACCAAGCCGACGAGCACCTTGAAGACAAGAACGCAAGGCTAGATGCTGGCGCAGTGACGGATCGAGTGGAGACACCGATCAAGTTCATCAAAGGCATCGACGGCGATGCGCTGTGAGCGTGGTGGTAAACTCGCCTCATCGGAGGTGACACCATGCCAGTCGATCCCGAAGAGTTTCGAGAGGTGCTGAGAGAGTTGGTCGAAGGTGGGTCGATCGTCGAGCATGATGGGCGCTTCTATGCTCGAGGCTTTGAGCCCGAGGAAGCACGCAAGGTCAATCCGAAAGATGAGCAGTTCGAGATGATGGGCGGCCCGATGGACGGCGCGAAGATCGGCCTGAGTCGAGATTGCACGCACGTGGTCTACTTCATCGGCGTATCGTGGGTGATCTATGTTCGATACGGCGATCAGAATCGCATGATCCACATCGGCAACTGCGAGACTGAGGAAGAGGCCGATAGGCTCATTGAAGATGACTGAGACTATCAAAGAGTTTGAGCCTGTCGGTGCGCATCGTGAGCTATGGGGCGCTCGTGATCCTCGCATCTTGGTCGAAGGCCCGGCTGGCACAGGCAAGACTCGCAACGAGCTGGAGCGCATCAATGCGCTGTGCTGGAAGTACCCGAAGAGTCGGCATCTGATCTGCCGTAAGACTCGGGCGAGCATGAGCGAATCGGTACTGGTGACGTGGGAGCGTGACGTGCACGCCGACACGATGCACCTATTCGGCATGGTGCGCAGAGCGAACCGAGAAGCGTACACGTATCCGAACGGGTCGATCGTCGTAGTCGGAGGCCTCGACAAGCCAGAGCGCACGTATTCCGCTGAGTACGACACGATTCATGTCTTCGAGTCGATCGAGACAACCGAGGACGAGGTGCAACAGCTATTGCGAGCGTTGCGGTCAGGGCGGATGCCGTATCAACAGCTCGTATGTGATACGAATCCCGGTAGCGAGCGGCACTGGCTGAACATGCGAGCGAACGGCGGATGGTTCAAGCGCATCGTCACGAGGCTCACCGACAACCCGCGCTTCTACGCTGACGGCGACTGGACGCATGACGGCAAGCAGTTCCTATCGAGTCTCGAGGCTCTGACGGGCCATCGTCGCCTGCGCTTGTTCGAGGGCAAGTGGTGTAGCACCGAAGGCCTCGTCTATTCCGAGTTCGACTCAGCGGTGCACGTCATCGACAAGATGCCGAGCGGCTGGCAGTCGTGGCGCAAGTTCCGAAGCATCGACTTCGGCTACGTCGATCCGTTCGTGTGCCAGTGGTGGGCGGATAGCGGCGAGGCGCTGTATCTGTATCGTGAACTGTACATGTCAGGCCGCATCGTCGAAGACCATGCAAGGAAGATCCTCGAGATGTCGAAGGGCGAAGACTACGTGGCGACGGTCAGCGACCATGCCCGAGAGGATCGGGAGACTCTGCACCGCTACGGCGTGTTCACAAGCCCGGCTGAGAAGGACATCGACCGAGGGTGCGACCTTGTACGCTCACGGTTACGCATTCAACCAAACGGCAAGCCGAAGCTTTACATCTTGTCGCAGGCGCTCGCCGAATCCGATCGCAGGCTTGCGGCGTCGAAGCGACCGACTTCAACACGTGAAGAGTTCGACGCTTATATCTGGGAATCGAGGCGGGACGGTCAGGCGAAGGAGCGACCGCTTGACCGAGATAATCACGGTATGGATGCGATGCGGTACGCTGTATGCGCCGCCGAAGGCATCGGCATATCGCAACCGTATCTCGGAGTCATCGACACATGGGACTGATCGACAACTTGCTCAAAGCAATGCGCCGGGAGCCTACGGAGGTTGACCGTGAATACACGGCATCGACGATCCGCACCGCCGACACGATTCAGAATACGCAAGTCAGTCAGAACCCAAAGGACTTCGCCCGTGTAGGCCGTGCGCTTGCGGGAAGCATCTACAACGCCGCCACGCTCGTCGCACGTGAAGCGGCGAAGGGCGAGCTGAAGCTGTATCGCAAGAAGTCCGGCGTGCGTGGATCGAAGGCGATGCAGGCCAACGCCGCCGAAGATGTCGAGCAGGTGACCGATCACCCCGTCCTTGATCTGTTGCACGATCCAGATCCGAGCACGACGTACTGCGACTTCATGACGATGGTCTACTGGTATCGTGAAGTCACGGGCAAGGCGTATATCTGGGTCGGCGGTCCGAAGCCTGTCGGCCTATTCCTGCTTCATCCGCAATACACCAAGCCGATCGTATCGAAGGGCGTCGGCATCGAAGAATTCATGTACGGGCGTGACAATTTGCAACCGATGCGGGTGCCTGCGTCCGAGGTGATTATCACCCGCTACATGCCGGACCCGTTCGCACCGTGGGACGGCATCTCATGGGTCAACTCCGTCGAGCAGTATGCCGACATGGAGAATGCCGCCGTTTCGTCCGAGGTGATGCGCTGGCGCAACTCTGGCCAGTACGGCATGATCGTCAAAGCGCCTGCAAGCTACAACGATCTGCAATTGAAGCAACTCGAATCTTCGCTAAGAGGCAAGGGCGGCCCGCTTGCGGCCGGCCGTGCGCTCATCGTGAGGGATCTCGAAGTGGTCGAAGCGGGAAGCAAGCCGCACGAGATGAATTACCTCGAAGGGCTTGAGCAAGCCGAGCGTGCGATCTATCGAGCGGCTGGCGTGCCCGAGGCGATCTGGAAGCTGAACGATGCGAACCTTGCGAGCGCATCGGCGGCAGATCCGATCTGGCAGCGCAACATCTACGAGCGGCAGCAGCGAGTGGCGCAGGACTTGACCGAGTGGCTACTGCCGATGTTCGGCATCGAGCCCGGCACGATGTGGTTCGCCTATGACAATCCATCGCAGGACGATGTGGAATTGCAGACGAATCGCATGGCGGCAGGCTTCACGAATGGCGCCGTGTATCTCAACGAGTACCGTCAGGCGTTGGGCTTGAACCCGTTGCCTGAAGAGCAGAACGTACTCGGCAAGCCGCAACCGATGCCGATGATGCCGAGCGTACCGATCCCCGTGCAGGAGATCGAGGAGCCCGAGGAAGAGGAAGTCGATAGCGAGGATATCGAGATCGAGGACGAGGAGATCGTCGATGAAGAGATCAGCGACAAGGCGAAGCGATACCTCGACGCTATCGAGCGAATCCGTGCCGAGCGAAAGTCTCATGACGGTGGAGCCGATGTTTCAACGCCAACTGGCGAACCTGTTAGCAGTGCGCCTGCTGATGCTAGTGGCAAGGCGGCAGATCGAAGCGCACCCAAAGGCGCAAGGGAAGAGGCCAAGCGTGGACTCGCATGGCGAGAAGAGTACGGACGAGGCGGGACTGCTGTCGGCGTGGCTAGAGCCCGAGACATCGCCAACGGAGCGAACCTGAGCGATAGCACGATCATGCGCATGGTCAGCTACTTCGCACGGCACGAGGTTGACAAGCAGGGCCAAGGCTGGAGTCCAGGCGAAGACGGATATCCGTCAGCCGGAAGAATCGCTTGGGCCTTGTGGGGCGGCGATCCCGGCAGGACATGGGCGAACGCTGAAGCGGCGAAGATGGACGCAGACGAAGAGAAGATGTGCGAGCCGAAGATGTGCGAGCCTGAGTCGAAGGTGATCGACGGCGAGAAGATCAAGCCGCCGAGCGAGCTGACCGAGGCCGAGCTTGCGCTGCTTGCCGAGCGCCTGCGCCCGTTCATGCACGGCGATAAGGCCGAGGAGCATGTCGCACAAGTCGCCGACGAAGGCCCGATGAATCCTGATGCAGTCGAGGTCGAGCCGATGCCGATCGACGCCGCCGAGTGCACATGCTCGAAGTGCATCGACACCAAGGCAACGCCTGACGATGATGAACGCCTCACGCCGAGCGAGAAGATGAAGCGTGAGATCAAGCGTGCGCTGGAGATGTGGATGCAGTCAGCATTGCTCAATGCGATCAGCTCGCTAGGCATGGACGGCAAGTTCGACGAGTCGGCGTTCGATCCGAAGAAGCTCGAAGAAGTGACCAAGCAAGTCATCGAGCGAGCGTTCGAGGCAGGCGCATCGGCGAGGCTCGACGCATCGGGTATGCGTGACGTGCCGCCACTGTCAACGAATCCGGCCCGTGACTACCTAA